TCGCTCGCCAATGCCGCAGCCGCAGACGCAGCCGATGAAACCACGTTCGCGTTCGTCGTGACAACATCAGCCGCCGTCGAAGCGGCATCAGCATTTGTTGAGACGACATCAGCAGCCGTAGCCGTTTCAGAAGCGGAGGCGTTGCCTTCACTCACGAGAGCAGCGGCGGCAGATGCCGCAGCCGCAGTCGCACTCGTAGCAGCGTTAGTGGCCTGCGTAGTCGCCTGAGCCAACTGGCTAGACATGCCCGTCTCAGCCCAGTTCTTCGTCACCGCATCCTGCGCCAACGTCGGGTCAGCAAGATCCGTGATCTTGTTCGACCCAGCAGCCAAGTCACCACCAAGAGTGGTGGAAGTTAGAGTCTTGTTAGTCAGCGTTTGGGTAGTGTTTGTGCCAACAACGCTCGACGACGCTCCGATGTCGTGAACATTAGATCCGGCAGCCTGATGGCTGCGCTGGTCTGTGAAGTCGAGCGCAGATACACCGTGCTCAACAGAAGTGCCAGCCGTATGGCTTCGTGCAGACGTTCCATCGACACCTCGCGTGACCGTAAACTGAGAGCCAACTAACGCAGTCACCGTCAGGATCTCTTCGTTCGCCGAGTCCTTCGCCAAGATCAAGGTGAACGGATAACTGGACGGGAAACCGCTCGATGAAGCAACCTGAATAGCAACGTCGGTTGAGGAGATAGACAGCGAAAGTGTCGTGGTTACTGCTGTGGAAGAGTAATACCGAGCGGGAGTTCCCATACTTTCTTACCTCGCGTACTGAATGATTGATAGATAATTTTTCTGTTGCTTCGCCTTCTCTTCAGCCAGACGAACACCGAACAACTGGTACAAGTAGCGAGCAACGGAGGAGGACTGCCCCACCTCGAAGGGAGCATCCATAACGTCTGCCGAAGGCGACACCGCCGTCACCTTGCCGGGGTCAATCGTGCTCACCAAACGCCACATAGCACCAAGACGGATAACGTCTTCCGCTGATTGCGGAAGACCGCTTGTGGACGCAAAGTTGTCCGAGTCGTTCACCAGGGGAGACGGGTACTTCGTGTATTGCACACGAACATCTCGACCAGCCATAGGAGCCTCAAGCAAGACAATGGCTGACCTGACGGTGTTGGGGTCACCGTCAACCCTGAAGTTCCTGTCCACTCGATACCGCTTTAGAAGGTGCCAAACATCCGTCGGCCCAACCGCGTCGAATGAGACCCCAGTAATTTCCTCAAAGTCCGTCGGCAGGGGATAGGCGTAAGTAATGCCGTCGAAGGTGAAGGTGTGACTGCCGATTGCAACGAGGTCAATGCCCTGGATCGTGTCGTTGAGTGCCCGTTTTACCTGACTTCGGGGGAATGTCGGATTATTCCGAATAATGGCATTTACAGAGTGAGCAGCAGCGGTGCTTCCACGGAAGCCCCGACCACCGGGCATGATCTCGACCGTGCCAGCGGTCTTGTTGACGGACTTGACGTAAATAAGTTCGTTGTCAATCTCTACGATGCCTCGACTAAGAGCGGTCGCGTCATCAACCGTGAAGGTCAAGTCAGTATCCGAAACCGACTGCAACAGAACCGTGAGGGATTCCTGGTTGCGAACATACGAAGAGATCTCTGCAAGAGTTTCTTCTGTAATTTCAAGGAAAGTGCTCATGCCTTGACCGCCCGACCGACTTCCTCAGAGGCGCGAACAGCAAGGGTAATATCTTTCATCTTCGTAGACCTCGGCTGAATGCCCTGCTTACGGGCAGACCTGTAAGCATCCAACTCCCGGTCATTCGCCCGGTTCTTGTTCTGAGCGTCCATCGAGACCCATTGCAAAGTAGATGCCTTACAGCCGAAGCAACCCTCGACAAACTCGGGGTGTGTGATGTGCTTATGTAGTGACATAACTTCCGTAACCGCCTGCCGTCAGTTCGTCGGCTTCTGCTTGAGTGATTTCGTGGATCATGCCTCCCTGATAAGAGGCTTGACACGTTTTAATAAATTCAGGGGTGGGGCAAACAAGTTGTTGCCAAGTCCCTTCGGCTGTCTTAACAACCCAATATCCCTCGACAACTTCAGCCCACCACAAAGGGTTCGGTAACCCGTACTTAATGTGACGATGGGGAGTCGTAAAAGTTGGCATGTCTTCCTTGTCATGGCAGAGGGGCCGACCCGAAGGCCGACCCCTCCACACAACGGCTAGGCAGCGATGCTGCTCTTGACCTTGATGCTGTAACGCGCTTCGTTGCGGAACGTGTTCCAGCCGAGGAAGGCTTTCCAGCCCACCGTGCGGAAACGACGCAACTTGTCAACGTCCGGCGCTACAATCGTCTTCGGTTCGTACTGAACCGCTTCGACAAGCGCCTGCTTGCCGATAATCAAGGTGTCGTAGATCTTGTTCGCGCCAGAACCCGACTGGGATTCTGCACGCGGAGTCTCTACCCACTTGACTCCCTCATACACTCCAACTTCGCCGTCCCAGATCGCTCCGGTTCCGGTGTCGTTGTAGATGTGAGGCGCACGCCATTGGTCATTACCCTGGGTGTTTGCTTCGCTCCGAAGATCGAAAGAAACATCTGGGTGCATGAAGCCCATGAAGTAGGAACCTTCGCGGGGCTGGACGTTAGCGCCGCGCAACTTGCTGACCGCCTTCCGAATGGAAGCCGAGGTGATGGTTCCAGGCGTGCCGCCAGACAGGTTCTCACCAGGCAGAGCCGGGGTACTTGAAGCCCCGGCAGAGTTGGTGAATGCTGTCTGAGCACCAACCATGACTGCCCACACCAGAGCGTCAAGGCTGTCGCGTTGATTAAACGCGAGTATGTCGGCCACGGCTGGGTCCACCTTGGAGATAGCCTCCAAAGACAAACGCTCCGTGGTCGTTACGGCATTACCATATTCATTGACGGTAACAGCAACCTTGTTGGTGTTCTCCATCGCAGTAGAGGTAATGTCCTGAGTCTCGTTGAGAGCCGCAGTAACCCGCGCAATGTCGTTATGCAGTTGGAAAACGACAGTAGAACCCGGCGATGTAACATCAACCGGCTTCTTATCGGCGAATTTACGGAACATGGGTTCCGAGCGAAGGGCCATCTCAACGAATTTGTCGTAGGCGGTGACAACCAAGTGCCCCATCGTGGTGGTACTGGTCGAGTCAGCGGTATGAGTGTGACTCGTGGTACCGATTGGGTTGTTAGCCATCTTCGCCTCCTTTCACTTTTTCGTTGGGACCGATTACTGACCGCGTAGAATGGCTTGCAACTCTTCGGGACTTTGCGCTGAATTAATCAAGTCCTCGACAGATGTGCCAACGGTGGGGTCAATCCCACCGTCCGTTAACCGAGCCATATCTTCTGCGGCACGAACGACTGCCGGATCAATTAAGGATTGCTCCTCTTCATAATCCTGTCCTTCGTCATCGACAGCCTCAATGCCGAATATCTCAGCGTTATCGTCAAGCCAGTCGTAGAGGTCATCCATATCCTCAACCTCATCCGGCACATACTGTGCAAGTGCTGGACTTACGCCAGACTCTTCGAGTGCTGCTGCTAGGTCGTTGAACCTAACCTCCGCGTACAACTCATCGAGTTGATCGTCACGCTCATCGAGCGTTGAAGACAGATCCTTGATCTGCTTGCGAAGGTGCTTAATCAGATCAGAGCCGGACATCGACTCTTCATCGTATTCATTCTCGTATTGGGCCATCGGTACACCCTTTCTGTGTATGCCCTTCTTCGGGTTGCACTACCCACATCGCGTCAAGGGGGTTACCGCGAATGGCTGTAGCGACTATCGGACTACTACTCACGCAGGGGCCGACCGATCCTGCTATGGGTGGACATGTCCCGAATCGAACGGGAGTTAAGGAAGTTGTAGAGCGATGCTTTACGTTTTCCTTCTAACCTGTCATGCCCCGACGTATTAAACGTCTGTTCTCTTGGACAAGGAACCTCGCCCGAGAGCACTTTCCTTCTTGAACTGTGCTCGCTCTTTACTGGCGAACTTACGACGACGCTTGCCTATGGCAGCGCCACCAGTTAACGAAGCAGCCTCACGAGCGATACCCTGATAATTCATCGTGTCATCGCCGTACAACTTGCCAAGGCGAGTGACATCGCCTTCCATCGCAACTGCCGTAGAGAATGCCTGCTCAGCCTTATCAGCCTTGCCAGCATCAACAAACTCTTCAGCGAATCCCCTGGATATATCTTTCCCGCCAAGCCGCTCGCTTGCAGCGCCCACCTCGGCTGTCTCGTACTGCCGCTGCAATTCTCTGTACGAGTTCAGTCCATACGGATTGTTGGTTTGCCTCTGATTCAAAATCGGGGTCGCCCTTGCCGGGTCCAACAAGTACGAAACCATCTCGCCCGTCGTCAATCCATAGTATGTAGATAACTGCTCCTTCAAGAAGTCATCTGCCTCGTTGAGCGCCGCGTATGCCGTGTCAACTCGATTGCGGAACTCAGCAACGCTGATGCTGTTGCCGATCAGATTTGTGAAATCATCAGGTGAGTCGTAGAAGCCACCAGGCATATCAGCGGATTGCAGGATTTCCCGGTACTGGCGTTCCTGCTCGATGTACTGAGCGGGTGTCAACATGCGGTCGCCTGGGCGACCTTGACCATTAGCCAACCGTTGACGAATAATCTCATTGCCCTTGAAGCGTTGCTTGTAAGCGTCAGAGGTGTAGATCTCGTTCAAGATCTGTGCCTCGGACGGGTCAAGGAAGTTAGCGTACAAACTCTTGATGCTGGCGTTAATACTGTCGATGAGACCTTGACCAAGGCCAAGGTTCTGGAACATCAGGTTGACTGCATCACCGGCAGACTGAGAACGCTCACGGTAAATCTCGCGCTCTGTCCCATTTGACAGGCGCTCCATCGTGACTAGGTAGCCGCCAAGGATTCTCTTCTGGTAAGTGCCTGTGACCGTGGGCGCTGGCGGTGGGTCGTCGTTCTGCCGTGGCGGTGGCTGGGGTATCGCCTCCTGAACACTCTGGTAATACCCCGATGAGTTCGCCGCAAGGAATGAGTCAAGTTCATTTCGCCCCTGCGGAGTGCTCGTCTGGCGATCCAGATCGGCTTGCAGTTGTTGAAGGGCGGCTAGGTCAATTCTGTTGATATCAACCATGCGCTACCCCAAGAACCCGAAGTCTTTGAGAATCCGCGATGCGATGTCGGTCTTCTCCTTAATAGCCGTAGAGGTGTAGTCAAACCGCTCATCCTTACGCGCCATCATTCGAGCGTCATAAAGATTAAGAGGCTGCCATTCACCGTCTTCTCCCATTGAGTTCACGACTCTCTGCATGAGCGGGTCATTGAAGTCAAGATCAGGAAGTTCCAACTCTTGAGCCATCACCTTTTGGTAGGGATTGATAGCGGTAACAACGTCGTACCCGTTATCAATCTGCTTAGCGAGACCTGGGTACAAGCCCTTAGCCATGTCCTTAAGTTCCTGATCCAGAGCATCCCTCTTGATGTCACCATCGAGGTAACGATTGAGGGTCGTTCTAAACCAAGAAGTAAAAGCGGTGTTCGACATAGAGGTGTCAATGCCATAGTTCCGAGCAAGTTGATACAACTCATCTGACTTAACACCCGCCTCACCGTCGAAATCGAAGACCTCAATGCCACCGACCATCTGGGTGTTATCGAAGTTGACGTAGCCATTAACGATGTCGTCGAGCCATTCTTCGTCGTAATCCTCGTAACTCTTACGACGCTCTGAAACTCCGTAGAAGGACTTAGTAGCCAAGTCTCGAAGAACCTCGTCAGGAGGAACGGTTGCACCGCGAGCCTCGAACCTCTTACGCAACTCCTCGACATCGTTGTCGATGATCGCGTTGAAAGCGTCCTCGCCCAACTCCGAACGCTGCTTGTCCTTCTCCTGCCACTCAGCGTTGTACTTACGGAACCAGTCGCTTCCCTTGATGCGAGCCTCAATGATGGAGGCATCGGTGACAAGATCACCAATCATCTCATTGAAAAGAGCAATGAGTTGCGGGTTCTTGTCAAGGTAGGCCGCTCCGTACCCGAACTGCTGTGCATACTTCTCAGTCTCAAAGGTGTCGATTTGGCGCTTCCCTTTATTGAAGCGTTTCATCTCCTTCTTGGAGACCTTGCCGTCGTTGTTTTCATCCAACGGGTTGTAGACCATTAGTAGCCCATCCTCGACATGCGCTCCTGAAGATCAGGGCCAGGTCGATTTCTTGGATCTGCAAGAATGCCATCAAGAACACCAAGGAAGTTCGACGCAACCTGAGACTCTGCGTAATCCTCTTGCCCTTGGACGTAAGACCGAGCCAGTTCAGCGGGGTTGAACCCACCAGTAGTCTTAGAGAAACCCCTACCGGAAGTCGTCACATACGGGTTTGCACGCTCGAACTGGTTAAGAGTCTTCTGAAAATCTGCGACCTCATCGGGGTTTACCTGACGACCTAGGCCAGCCTCAAACTGCGGGTTGACTGTCGTGAACGCCTGACCACGATTGGACTCGTTCGTTGTCACCGTGGTCGTCGGACCACCCGAGCCAGAACCAAACAAACCCATGTCTGCGCGACTGGTTAGGAACTCATTCACATCCTGCTTAGCGAGAGCGGCCCCCTGAAGCATTTCATCAACGTCGTCATATCCAGACTTATCCATCAAGTCGAGAAAATCCTTGTATTGCTTCGGGTCAGTCGCCTTCATTTCCAAGAGTTTTTGCTTGATCTCGGTGTTCGTCATCGTTGGGAACACTTCGCGGCGAGCGTCATACAGAGATATGTAAGGAGCGTCAGGGTTAACGAACGTGTCTGTTCCAACCATTCGACCAGGGCCGACAGGGACAGCAAATTCGGTAGGGTCACTTCCGACAGAACCGGAGTTCATGCCCGTCGCTTCCCTAAATTTTCTGTTGAACTCGTCTACTTTGCTCTCGAAGTTCGTACCCGTCAGGCTTAATCCCTGACCCGTCCCTGTGAAGTCAATCGTCATATCAGTCCACCGCCGCGTAATCTCTAATAACGTCATCGTTATCGAGGTACATATCAAAGAAGTCACTAAACAAGAGTGACGAGTACCTAACCTGCTCCCGGTAGACGGCCCACATATCGTTCACCGAACCAGAGTCAGCGCCCTCCGCAATGGCCTGCTGTCCCGCAGCCCTGGTTTCCATGTACTCACGAACCTGCATCCACATCGGCGTATTGCCGTGCTCGCTCATAAATTTCTCGTCATTAAGGAGAACCTGGATGCCCTGCAACGTTCTACCCTGGTCTAGATCGAACCCGTTAATAGCAGTAGCCCACGCCTGTCCGTGCTTCTGCTCCATGAAGTCGTACTTGAAATAGTTCCAAGCCTCACGGATGCCGCGAGCGGCGTTACTGTTAATGCTCGCACCGATCTCATCTAGCGCCGCATCCCGAGCATCTTTCATCTCGTTGTATTCATCCCAAGCGGTACTCAAGGCAAGGTCATTTTCCATTGCACTTAAGGACTTCTTTTCCCGGTAGGGAACACCAGTTCCCGGCACCTCTTCCATGCCCAAAGCGGTGTAAACACCCTGATCGAACTCACCAGCGGGAACACCAGAACTGATAAGACCTACAAGGTCGGGGTCAATCTTGCCCAAGTCCCTGGCTACATCCTGGTACTTCTTCTGCTGCTGGTACTCCTCCATCGTGTAGCCGACACCCTTGACCTTCTCCGAGGTGGACGTAACCAACACCGCAGCGTTGGGACCGAACTTGTCCTCAAGTCGCTTTAGGCGCTCGTCGTAAGTAAGCGTCGGGTCTTCCAGCAGCCTGCGCCAGTAACCCAACGCGAGAGCGTTTGCTGATCCAGGGGAAATAGATACCGGACCACCGAATGAGGCGAGAACGCTCATCGTGAAGTAGGCATTGATTTTTTCAATGACTCCTTCTGCCGAGTATTTCTCGTCGGGCAACCCTCCACTTTCGGCCCAGCGGAAGTGTTCGTCTCGCATGATCGCTCCACCGATACCTAGGTAAACGTCGTTACCTTCCCCGCCCTGCCAATTCAAAAGTTTGCGCCACCCGCCAGGTGCCGCGAGTTTCCAAGTTTCTG